ATGAGGTATCGCACAATATCTCATCAAGTGGATATACAGTATCGCTTACTTGCAGAAAATTCTACGAGGGCATGTCGATAAAAGTATCGTCGGAAACTGTGGACTCCCAAGGAAAGGCTACAGGTAGTGCAGGAAGCGACAGTATAGAAAAGATGATAGCCCACGCAGAATCCATGATAGGGATGAGGTACTCTCAACCTATGCGTATGTCTGCAAATTATGCTGACTGCTCTTCTACTGTGTGTAGGTCAATGTCTGCAGCGGGTCTTATGCCTCCAGGGGCTGCATTTTCTACGGCAAATCTCCCAACAAGTGGGTACTTGCAAAAAATCAACATGAACGACCTACAAAGAGGAGATATTTTAAACTACAGAAGAGGTGGTAAGGGTCATGCCATGATATATATCGGCAACGGAGAAGTAATTGAAGCACAACCAAAAAGAGGGGTAGTAAAAGGTAAGCTAAGGACAGCAGGTTACACGGCTTACAGACCAACTAAGGCATAGAGAGGTGATGAGAATGTATGACGAGGGAATAAATCGAGACTACGAAAGCGAAAACAACTTAATTATGATAGGGACTGTATCGGCAATAAACGAACAAGATGCAACTGCAAGAGTACTTTTTACCGACAGAGATAACTCGACCTCTAAGGAGATTCCCCTCATGTTTCTGCATACTAAGGGCATGAGGATTTATGCCATGCCAGAAGTTGGAGAACAGGTGGTGTGCTTATTTTTGCCTAATGGTCATGAGGAAGGATATATCTTAGGGGCTTATTACAATGACGAGTACAAGCCACCAGTCACAGAACGAGAAACAAAAATTATTATGTTTAAAAATGGTGACTACGTAAAATACAAAAATGGTCAAATGGAAGTTAAGTGCAGCAGGGTCAATGTCATGGCTGACGTAAATATCAGCGGAAACCTAAATGTAAGTGGGTCTGTCAAGGCTCCTACTCACATTGGTAATCTACAAGGCAGGGCTGACACAGCAGGGAGTGTGGGATAATGCTTGGAACTTTAGGTGATCTAACTTTTACAGTTAGTAGCAACAGAATATTTACTTACAAGGGCTTATCAATTAAGTCTAGTGTGAGAATGGCACAACATGACTCACTCCAAAGCAAACCTACCCTAGAATTTATCGGGGAAGGACTTGACGAACTCCAGGTAAAATTGGATTTAAGAATAGAGAATAAGGTCAACCCCTACTCCGAATTTTTAAAATTTAAGGAAAAAATGACTAAAGGCGAAGAGTTGACCTTTTTTATAGGGGATAAGAAAATTGGCAAATTTGTAATTGCAGACATAGGACACAGCTATCGCAGGATAGACAACAAGGGTAATATCTTGGCAATGGATCTTGACCTTAATCTAAAGGAGATTGCACCAAAGCCTAAGGCAGAAACAAAAGTCATAAAAGCCGATAAAAGGGAAGTGGGCAAAAAGCTTGCTCAAAACCTAGTCAAAAAAGCAGTGACTAAGAAACCTGTGGTGGCTGCCATGCTTATGCCCCTGAAACCTATCGCAGATGTAAGTCAAAAATACCTTGGAATTAAGCCACCAAGGATAGTTAGACCTAAGAGAAAGGGTGGTAGGAGAAAATGATATTAGATTTTGATACAGGAGAGGCTCAAGACATAAGTCTTGGTGCTACTGGATTAGATGATATAAGACAATGCTTACATACCCTAATGGGGACTATAAGAGGCACTGTCTTTTTAGATAGAGATTTAGGAGTTGACGGGGCTATAATTGACATGCCTATAAATCGACTGGGACCAATATTTGACGCAGTCGATAAGGCAGTGGAAGAGTACGAACCAAGAGTTGATATCGTGTCGATAAAACCCTATAAGTCAACTATGGACGGTCAGGTACAATTAAAAATCAAATTTAAAATCAAAGAGGGGGTGTTATAAATGAGTTGGGACTTAAAAGATATAGACTATGTGGATATCGATGTTGAGGGAATCGAGGACGAGGCTCTACAAGAATTGGCAACAAGACTTAATAAGGATATCTACCCTGCATCTCCCGAGAGGATACATGCACTCACTTTGGTGGACTTACTAATCTTGGAAAGAGAGATGATAAATGACACAGGCAAACAGACACTCCTTGCCTATGCTAGAGGAGACTATCTAGATCATATTGGATTACTCATGGACGAGAAAAGACTTGAGGCATCTACTGCAAGGACAAGTCTTAAATTTATCATGTCAACTCCCCTAAGCTATGTCAATATCATACCTAAAGGGACTAGGGCAAAGACTGGAGAGGGTCTGATGTTTAGGACTCTTGAAGAAGTCCACATACCTGCAGGTGTGACAGAAATTGAAACTATTGCTGAGTCTGAAATTGTTGGTATCAAGGGAAATGGAATCGCACCAGGAGAAATTAAAATAATTGTCGATGTTTTCCCTTACTTTCAATCGGTTGTAAATACTACAGAGTCCACTGGTGGGGCAGAAAGAGAAACGGACGATCATTTTAGGCAAAGGATCCATGAGGCTCCAGAGAAATTTTCTACAGCGGGACCTGATGGGGCTTACATTTATCATACAAGAGGGGTCAACCCTGATATTGTTGATGTGTCTGTCCACTCACCAGAGCCTGGAGTTGTCGACATAGTGCCACTAATGGCAGGTGGCAATTTGCCATCCGAAGAGATTATTGAAAAAGTTAAAGAAGTTGTAAACGACAGAAAGGTAAGACCTCTTACAGATAAAGTCCAGGTTAAGAAACCAAAGACAGTAAATTACTCCCTTGACCTAAGCTATTATGTATCAGCTGAGGACAAGCTATTTACAACGGAAATCGCAAAAAGAGTTGACGAGGAAGTCAGGGACTGGATTGAGTGGCAGAAAGAAAGACTTGGACGAGATATAAATCCGGATAAGCTAATAGAAAGGCTTATAAGGGCAGGTGCTAAGAGGGTCAATATTGCATCACCAGAATTTAAGGTGCTTGCTTATGATGAGATAGCAGTCCACGACGGACAAAAGAAGATAGAGTTTAAGGGGGTAGAAGATGAGTGATATTTTATTAAATCAAATGCTCCCAAACTCCTTAAACAAATCAAAAATGCTTAGAACTATAAACGAAGTCTTGCAACCCTACCTGGATAAAAACTGGGAAGTGTTGATACCAAGGCTTTTTTTATATTCAAGGATTGATGAACTTCCCGAAGAATTTTTAAGCCATTTGGGATATCAACTTCATGTAGACTTTTGGGAACCTGACCTACCCATAGAGAAAAAAAGAAAGCTTATAAAAAACTCTATCAAGTATCACAAGCACAAGGGGACACCCTATGCAGTTGAACAACTCTTATCTGATGTCTTTGATGACACCTGGTTAAAGGAGTGGTTTGAATATGGTGGAGATCCCTATTATTTTAGGATCTATACTCGTGACTTTTTGAAAAGTGAGAAGATGTTTAAGGACTTTATGAAAGCCCTCTTTGCCGTAAAAAACACAAGGTCTTGGCTTGAGGGGATTATCCTGGTGAGGGACCAAACCATCTACTATGGTATGTATGGGCAAAAAGCTAAGCATTACAAGGTCTTACCCAGTAAGGTTGAGGATAAGGAATTTAAACATCAATTATTTATGGGAATGGCGGCTTATCACAAAAAGATTAAAAGGGTGGCTATTATGCCAGAGGTTTGGACTCTTAACCAAAATGATATGTTCTTAGAAGTTGAGGACGGAAGTGGGGTGCGTATGAAGTATGACTGATAAGATTAATGATATAAATAAGGTTTTTAAGGGCAAGAAACTCCTAGCTTATGATGAAACTACTGGGAAATTTGCAATAGTTTCTCCTCATATTTTTACGAGTACTGTCTACACAGAAGAGGGAGTACCACTTGATGAGTATTTATCCTTTAAACCTCAAGAGGTTTTAGACAAACTTGAAAGTATCTTAAAAGGTGCCCCTAAAGAATATGATACTTTTAGAGAGATTGCAGCCGAACTTAACACCAATAAAGATAGTATAACAGAGATTTTAAGGGCAATTTCACAAAGGGTTAAAATGCCCGAAGGTGGAAAGGCGGGTCAAGTTTTAAAACTTAATTCTGACGGACAAGTTATTTTTGATGATGACAAGGACACAGTCTATACCCACCCAGAAACCCACAAGGCAGGAATAATTGAAACTGACCCAAGCCATAGGTTTGTAAGCGACAAAGAAAAAGAAGCTTGGGATAAAAAACTAGATGATGATAGCGACTTAAAGGCTAACTCCATAACCCTTGATAGTCAAAAGAAATTATTAAAGGATATCTTAAGTCAGCTTATAAAAAATACTGATGACCTTGAGGGTCTTATAGGGTCTGCCAACGGAATAGCAAGTCTTGATGGCAACAGAAAAGTGCCAGTAAGTCAATTACCTGATGAGGCTTTAAAGGACACCACTTATGACTTATCCAGTTTTTTAACCTCAAAGGACTTAAATGCTTATAAAAGAGCTGATGGAACGACAGTTGCCGTGCTTAAAGCATTTGGTAAAACTGACGCCAACGTGATAGAGGCAGAATGGTATTTTGCTTACTACAACTCACTTAACACGCCAGATGAGGAAAAAGGTTGGTATATCAACACTATGAACTTTGGTAATTACCGATTCCAAATTGCGTATGATGCTATGGACAGAAACACCATCTACTTTAGGGGAGGCTCATACAATGGAAGCTCAAGAAGATTTATTTGGTCCTCTTGGCAGCCAATTTTGACTGGTTTTTACTTAGATAAGTTGGCGACTAAAAAAGACCTTGAAGCCAAAGAAAGCACTATCCACAAGGGCGAGGTCAATGGATATGCGGCACTCGATAGCACAGGAAAAGTACCCGAAGCACAGCTACCTGAAAAGGCTATAAGGGTCTATGACCTCACTCCTTATGCTAAGAGTGAGGATATACAAAAGACCTATGCGACTAAGCAAGAGGTAAGTGCAGGTAAGCTTGATTACACTGCAGAAAACACTGCAAACAAAGGCAAGGCGAATGGTTATGCCTCACTTGGTGGAGATGGAAAAGTACCTGCTGACCAGTTGCCATCTTATGTTGATGATGTTTTAGAGTTTACAAGTAAATCTAATTTCCCAAGCAAGGGAGAAAAGGGAAAAATCTATGTTGATTTATCCACAGAAAATATTTACAGGTGGTCTGGAAGTGCTTATGTAGAGATATCTCCAAGCCTAATAACCCAAGCTGATATTAAAAAGCTACAAGGGATTGAGGACGGAGCAGAAAAGAACAACGTAACCCAAGAAATGATTAACAAGTGGAATAACAAGTTGGACTCCGTTTTTGGAAAAAACATATCACTGTGTAGAGCTGCCGGGTTTAATACCCCAATTGTGTGGTCAGATTTGTCAAATACTAGAGACTTGGAGGATTGGATTGGGGATTTGTGCAAGAGGACATTGGAACTCAAGGAAAAAATTGATAAAAAGCCTGACGTGGTTGAGATGACCCTTACAGAATACAACAATCTGACGACCAAAAAACCCAATACGATTTATGCGATTGACTAGGTGATGTTATGAGTTTATGGGAAAAGAAAGACATAATCATAAATGGGAAGTCAAAAAGCAAGTTGTTTTATGGGGATAAGTTGGTTTGGTCTAAGATGAGGACAGATTTTTCTAAGGATTTTAAAAATCTATCTGAAAAGGAAGATTTTGAGGGATTGTATGACCAAAGCAAAAATGCTTTTAGGGTTTAGAAAGGAGAAAAAATGCAAAGAGGAAGATTTTATCTTACAGAAAAAGGACGAGACCTCTTGGCTTACTGCCAAACTGGTGAGCCTTTAAATTTTACAAGGGCGGCAATTGGTACTGGAAAAATAGAAAGTACCGCAGCCCTTTTTGTTATGGATAAGCTTGTTGAAGAGGTCCAAGAAGTTGATATCAGAGGAATAAAGGCTAACGGTGACGGAACAAGCACGATTAGTCTTGCAATAACTAATCACGAAACAAAAAAAGGATTTTTAATGTCCGAAGTAGGCTTATTTGCCCAAGACCCAAGAAAGGGAGAAATCCTATACGGGGTGGCATACTATGATGACCACGCAGACTATATACCAGTCCATGACCAAGAGATGGTTGAAATATCAATGGATATAATCGTGGTGGTTGCAAATGTCGAGACTATCAACATTAATATTGACAGGTCAATGATTTGTGCAAGTCAGCTTGACCTTATGGACTTAGCAGGCAAGGGCAGAACTAATCAAACTGTAAAAGGTAATTGGGACTTAATCCAGGACTTGGCTTTAAGACTTGCGTCTATGGGAACATCTATAAAAACTGATAGTAGATACAATAATTTCAAGGTCGATTTAAAACGCTTAGACGGTGCTGAAGAGTTTGAGGGAATTTATGACCCACAAATGGCTAGATTTGTGATATAGGAAGGAGTGAGATTATGACAGTTTATAGATGGGGTAGGTATACGGTAAGTCAGAAAACCTATGATCTAGGATATAAAGTAGTCAAAATAGATGAATTTGAACCACCAAAGTGGGGTGACTATGCTCTAACAGATGAACGTACTACTGCTAGATTTGAGGGTTCTGGATTTGTTACCTCTTGGGAATCTTATGAGGGAAAATCTGATTATTTTAATGGTGATGATATGGGGCGAACAAACTACTTTTATATAAAAGGTTCCAGTTTTTCATCCAATATGCGTGTAACTTATGAAGCATTACTCGACCCAGAGAGTAATTGGGCGGCAGCACATTCTTTACCAGGGTTTATGATTCAATCCCCAGGTAAATATAAGTATTCAGTTTCCGGCAAAGGAATTGTAACGGTTTATGAAGCTTATCATGATTCTGTTACAAGTCCTTCAAAAGACTCAAAAATTGATACAGTAACATCCTCTAACCGTAACGCTTACCCAAATAGCGGAGAACAAGGTGGATATTGGTATGTTTACGAGGGAATTGCAAATCAAGAGCCTACTATTTCAGGCAAAGATGAGGACTTAGGCGGTTTTAAAGCACCTTTTAAAAAGGTATTTAGTGTAGATGACCCAGACAATAACGAGACCCTAAACGTCACTGTAAAATTAAACTCAGCGACAATTAGGACAATCAACAACGCAACAAAAGGCGAATCTTACGAGATTGATATTGACAAGACAAAATTTGATGACTTAGAACTTAATAAAACGAATACAATTGAGATTACAGTTTCCGACTCCAACGGGGCATCTGCAATCAGACGTTACACCTTTAAAAAGGTCAATTCCAATCCTCTTGTTACTGTTACAAACTCCAATTTAGGGGAACAGAATAAGCCTTTTAATTTTTCCTTTAAGGCTAAGGACCCCGATGGAGATGATATAAGCGTTAAGGTATACGTTGATGACGTACAAGTCCAAGACCTAGGGAAAATTACACCTGACCAAGTTAAAACTGTTGGCATTGGAAAGCTTGACTATGCAAAGCTTTTAAATGGTGAACACAGAATAAAAATTGAAGCCACTGACTCCTTTGGAGCAAAGGGAACAGGTTATATCACTTTTACAAAAAAGATTGATTACTGTTGGTATAGGCTCACAAAAGAGGTAGACGCACAACCATCAGCGGTAGTGGTTAATCCCCTAGCTGAGTTGGCAAAGGGGGCTAAGATGACTGTTAAAGTATCGCTTAATGCAAAGGACACTGACCCGACTTGGGAAGTATTGCCAGATGAGTTTATAGGTCAAAAATACAATTTTAAGACCAAAACAAAAACTGCTGATAAGTGGTGCATAGGAGTTGACATTAGGATTGACAGAGCCAACACACCAGAGGGTATGGATTCATACTTTTACGGCTTTGTTGGAGCTTATATGTAAGGAGTTGATTTTATGGCAGTAGAATTTATTAATGAAAAATCTTTAAAGGAATTGCAAAATAGCGGGGACACTGGGGCAATCCTAGGGGAACTTAAAAAGATTAACGACGGAAATTTAGCACTTGCCGAGGCAGTTGCGACAAATTATGAAACAAACCTTGAAAGGGCAGAAAAGACAGATGAGGTTTTAGCTACAATTTATGAAACTATTTTAGGAGGTCAAGCATGATAGATTTATATGTAGGATTAGTTATTAGAGGTAAAAGAACTTGTGATGTAAATAATAAGAAGGTTAGACAAGTGCCTAAGCACTTAAGAGATGAAGTTATTGCCGAGCTTAGGGCACAAGGATATGACGAAAATGGCAAGAAAATTAAATAAGGTATGGATGAGATTTGTTTTAGCAAGTCTTTTTTTATACACATTTTTTAAGGGGAAAGGGGGTGTAAGTATGCTAGATTTATATGTTGGCTTAGTATCTAGACAAAGAAGAACTTGTAATCCTGAAAACAAAAAGGTTAGACAAGTGCCAAAGATTTGGAGAGAAGCAGTCCTAGAAGATTTAAAGGCTCTTGGTCTTGATGCAGATGGTATGCCAGTAAAAATGGAAGAAGAATAAGTATTATAAGTTGCTCTCCTTGATATAATAGTATTGAGGAGAGTGATTAATTTTGGATATTTCATTTGATTTGAATAGTATAATAGGTGCATTATTAGCAGCTTCAATTCCAATATATGTTGGATTTAAGCAAATAAAAGGTCAAAGAGCATTGGAAAAAGAAATGTTTTTTAGACAAGAAAAAATTAAGTATATAAACTTCTTGATTAGTGAGGGTCAGTTATTAAATCACGATTTGTATTATTTAACAGAAGAATTGAGTAGAGTATTTAAAGAAGGAGTTTCTGAACATAATATTAAAAATATTAAGGAAAGCTTAAGGCTTAAGAGATACAATGAATTAAGAAATTTTGGAAGAAGTATTGTAGGATATTCTTTTGATGAAGATGAAGTAGACATATTGAATGAGATAGAGATCAATAAATTAAGTGAATTATTTGTTGAAAATTTTACTGTATTTAATATTTTTTTTAATGCACTTTTTGATTTTTGGGATTTTGATAACTTAAAATCAGAAAAAAATTTAACTAGATATTATGATTTAATTGGTCAGACCTGCAAACTTATTCCTATATTAGGTACGATAATTTTTAGATTAGAACAACTAAATGCATACAACTTGAACAAAATGACTTATTACAGTGATAATGAGTATTACGAGAGAAAAATAAAACAAAAGATAATACAAAATATAAGAGATGATAAGAAGAACTATGAATAAGTGGTTCTTTTTTATTACAACAAAAAAGAGGGTGAAATATGGAGTACAAGACAATAGAAGAATTATACCTTGCAGTAGGAGTTGCAGGCTCAATCATAGTAGTATTTTTAGGGTTATTTACCTACTTGGTAATATCTAACGACAGAAAAAGAACTAAGCAGATAGACGACCTCATAAAAAGCATTGGAACTTTGCAGATGAACGATACAGACTTCAAAGCTCTGGTCGAAAGTCTAATTGAATCTGTAAAAGAACTGTCAATCACAAATAAAATTGTAGCTGATACTGTAAGTAGATTAGATTACTACAACAAGGACCTACATCATAAGTTAGAAAAACATGATGAGAAGTCAGACAAAATTTTAGATGCAATAAGAAAATGAAGGCGGCTTTAAATAGCTGCCTTTTATTATGCAATAAAGGAGTTGATGATATGGTAAAAATAATGTTGGACCCTGGTCATGGTGGTGGAACTGCTCATAACAGAGGATTTAAACAAGTTGATAATCTCCCATATTGTAACGAGGGGGACTGCAACTTTATTTATGCCAGAGATTTTTTAAAGCCGGCACTTGAAAGATATGGTTTTAAAGTTAATATGACTAGGAATTATATTTTTCAGAATCCAAGTCTTAAGTCTAGGGGACTCATGGCAGGAGGTTATGATTTACTCTTATCAGTTCACAGTAATGCGGCTGGTGGCAATGTAAGAGGTGTAGAGGTTTGGGACTCTACAAATCCTAAGGAGTCTTGCAAGGCTTTAGGGGATAAGATTTGTGCTTATGTGTCAAGTGCTTTAGGTACTCCTAATCGTGGCACAAAGTACAGGAGAAATAATGCAGGATCTAATTATTATGGAATCCTAAGGCTTGGGTATGCTAAGAAAAATATGATAGTAGAGCATGTTTTTCACGACAATTTGCAAGATGCAACTGTGTATCGTAAAAATCTTGATAAGACTGCAAATGCGGTGTCAAAAGCAATTGCAGAATTTTATGGACTTGCAGAAAAGAAGTCTGATGTTAAGACTCCACCAGTAGAACTCACTGAAGAAAATTTTATACAGTCTATTGTGGATAGTCTTAGAGGACAAAAACTTAATATCTTGCCATCTGTGACTATTGCACAAGCTATCCTTGAAAGTAACTGGGGCAAGTCATCACTTGCAAGAGAAGCTAAAAACTTATTTGGAATTAAGGTAAGCAAAGATTGGACTGGAGAAGTTTATAAGAAGCAAACAAAAGAACAAAAGTCAACTGGAGAAGTCTACACAATAACTGCTGACTTTAGAAAATATGGATCCTATTTAGAGTCCATTAAAGATCACGACCAGTTTTTTGTATCAACACCTTGGAGAGTGCAAAACTATAAAAAAGTTTTAGAAGCTAAAAATTATAAAACACAAGCACTTGCACTTAGAGAGTGTGGATATGCAACAGATCTAAATTATGGAAATAAACTAATCCAACTTATAGAAAGACTAGGCTTGCAACAGTACGATAAAGGAGTGGGAAAAATCGTGACTAGAGATAACACAGTCCCATCAGAATGGGCAAAAGAAGATTGGGAATGGGGTAAGGAACAAGGGATTACTGATGGAAGCAACCCCGGTTCAACTTGTACCCGAGAACAAGTTATAGCGATGATAAGAAGATATGATAAGCAAAGAGAGGTGGAAAAATGAAGAAAGAAGACTTTTTAAGAAAGTTAGGAAGTAGAAAGTTTTGGGCTTGTATAAGTGCAGTTGTAATTGCATTAATTGCATTTACAAGTGCAGAGCCTGAAACCACTGAAAGAGTAGTAGCCTTAGTGTCTGCAATTGGTGGTTTATGTATATATATGTTATCTGAGGGAATAGCGGATAGCAAGCCGACAGATACAACAAACGTGATTAATACAGAAAAACTAAAAAAAGAATAATTTATTGGTCTAGGTTCTTAGCCAGGCTTTATTTTTATATAAAAATTTAAAAAAATATTTTTAAATCCTACCAAATAAAGGTATTTAAATGAAAAAAAGAATTATAAAAGTTGGTAACGAGTTGGTAACACAACAATAAAAACGTGTAAAAATATGTAAAAAAGCAGGTAATTCAAAAATTGAATACCTGCTTTTTCTTTGCATTTTTAGCCATTTGTAACAATTCATAAAAATACAAAATTGTCTGGTGCGGGAAAGAGGACTTGAACCCCCACTCCAATGGAACTAGATCCTAAGTCTAGCGCGTCTGCCAATTCCGCCATTCCCGCATGAAGTTTTACAACATAATTATTATAGCTAGTTTATAAAAAATTGTCAATACTTTTACAGAAATTTTATTTTAATTATTATTTAAAATATTTTTCTTAATTGTGATTTCTGCTTATAATCCTATACATTTATTAAAATTCATTGTTTTGTAATCATTTATACAATTATATTACAATTCTTAATTTCACGTTTACAATTCTTATCTTTAAGCTATAATTAAATGGAAAGGTGGTCAAATGAAAAAGGCTTTAAAATTTATTTTAGGACTTATTCTTATTCTACTCATAGGTATTTATTTTTTTGGTGCTTATTTTTATAGGTCTT